GTTCTCATCAGATTTTGTGCCATATCATAATCTTGGCGCGTAACCCCCTCACTTCTCACATGGGAAACGACTGATGAGTACTCTTCTGGTAAAGCCTTTTTCGAATCAAAGACAGTGTTGTACATAGCCTTAAGTTTGTCTGGTTCCACACCAAGAGACGCTAAAAGCATTACAACTGAGATTGTCTTTCGAAACAATACAGGGATTTTTGTACTTATACCTAACCAGGGGATCTTCCTGAAAACCTGGTAGGTCCCACCGACCTTGTCTCGGGGGATGTCGATTAGTTGAGGTAAATCTAAAACCTTGCAGTATAGATAACTCCTCTGCCAACCGAAGGATCCGTACGCCATCGTAATGGGCCCTGTACCTGAATCCGGATGGGCAACGACGATATCTCCGTCGCAGAAACGTCCGACTCTACCATATTCTTGATTAGCAGTGTCAGGGTCCGTGGCGACCTTCTTTAATGTGCCACGATTATTCGCAAATTTGGTGCCATTGGTAACAAAGAGGTGGCGCCCAGGTAGCGAAACTCCTGTACTGACGATGTCGGTGGCGACAATCACAGCATCCTCTGGAATCAAGGAATTCCCATCCTTATCTATGGTCTTAATGCCATGATACAACTTGAAGCATTTAATATTATTGTAAGATAGCGCATCACACACCTCATCAAGCTCATAGATGAAGTTAACTTTGATGATGGCTTTCTTATATTTTTCGCCAAATTGATCCACAGCCCACAAATAATTGTTGACAGGAGAGTCATCCTTGAAATAAATGCTCTTTTTGAACCGAACCGGTAACCCTGTGTTGTAAACAGTATAATCAACACCGGGTAAATTCCGGGGGGTAGCACTGAGCAAGAAAATATGTGCACCCAATTTCATCATCTCCTCAAACGCACTCAACTTTTCTGCGTTGAGGAAATGGAACTCGTCAGCGAAGTAAGCATCCTTATTTGAAAATTCACCGGCCACTGCACGTGAATAGCAGTGACCATCTGTCATAAGCAGAATTTTCGCCTGAGGACTTATCTTGACGCCTTCGGTAAGTCTCTGAACAGGATAATGGCCCAAATTGAGAGGTGAGGACCATGTTTCTCTTAAAACGATTGTCGGGAATGACATAACGATACGCTCGAAACCTTGCGTGAATACACCTTCCAAATGATTTTGATTTGTAAGGATGGCGTACGGGAATAAACTTGATTTCCCTAACCCAGTTGCTGCCTGGACTACCATGGGTTTTGGTAGACGAT